ATTATATAATCCTATGTTAGCTCAATTAAAAGATGATTACAGTAAAGGACTAGCACAGCTAGTAAACTAATATGGCAGTACATTCAATAAGTGTAAAAGAATTAATAAGTCGAGTAAGACTTGTATTTCCAGATGCTCCTGAAGCGTACATTATGAATTTAATTAATGATGCTTTAGTAGAAATAGGAATGTTTAAAACAAAAGTTGTTCACGCTAAGATAAGTACAACTGCGAATAAAATGTATTACAATTTAGCAGATGGAGCTCAAGACTCAAGTAATAATAAGTTGGAAGCTAATCATATATTAAGAGTTTACTTAATGGATAATGAGGGTGATTATATACAGATACCTAGGTTACTTGATAAAAATTTATTATTAGCTGACGCAACAAGTGAAGATAACGTAAACGCACCGGATTAATTATGGCAAGTAATATTAAATACCCAGAGAATGATGCAATGTACTTTATAGAAGGAGATGCATTAGCGTTAATAACTAAGGTAGATTCATCTGGTAATGGAAGAACTACAGCAAGAAAACAATTTAAAGCAATAGAAGAATCTGTAACTAATGGTATATTAATACATTACTATGCAGAACCAAATAGCGTAACTGCTATAACAGATAACTTAGATATAGATAATGCACTTGAGCTTTCCGTAGTAGACTATGTTAAAAAATGTTTATATATGGATAAAGCTGGTAAGACAGCAGACCCTAATGTTATGCAAGCGTCAATGGCTATGGCAACTAAACACGAAAGAAATTTTAAAGAAGCTATACAGAGGTATGGTGTCCGTAAAAAGGATAAGACTGGTGGCTCAAGAGTCGTCAAAGTACCAAATTTAGTTTAACCAATATAGAGGCTTTTAAAGCGGTGGTGGAGGAATATAGGATAAACAATGTCAGACATAAATAAATATACAACAAAAGAAGTTCTTAATAAAGTTCTTCTTGATTCTTCAGGTAATGCAGTTAATGCATACTCTCACACTTCACAAGAAGCCTTCAATGCGGCTTTAGATGATGCTAACAGTAGATTAAACGTAAACCTTGTAGGTGGTACTATAGGGGGAGATGTAACTATTACTGGTGATTTAACTGTAAATGGTGGTGGCTCACTAGCCTTTGATGAGATAATTCAAGGTACACAAGTAATTGATGTAACCAATACAGAAGCTTTATTAGTTCGTAAGAATGATGATGGTGGAGATGTCTTTGTTGTGGATACGACTAATTCAAAAGTTAGTATCTCTACTTCAGCTAAGTATGGAACTTTAACTGTTGGTGGAAGTGGAGAAGTCTTATCTCTAAGGTCATCAAGTGGTGCAAGTGAGTTACATTTTTATGAAGGTGGTACAACTAGAGGAGTAATATCAAGTCTTAATGGTTCGGATGGACTCTCTTTAAAGTCAGGTACTACTGAAAGAATGAGAATTACTAGTGATGGTAAAGTAGGCATAGGAACTACATCTCCAAGTGTACCTCTCCATGTTTATCACGGAACTTCTAATGGAGTTGCACTATTTGAAAGCGGTGATGCTAGTGCTGGTATTGCTTTAAAAGATAACTCTACTAGTAATAATGTTTTTCTTTTAGCAACTGGAGATAATTTTGGTATTCAGACTGGTGGGGTTGCAGATAGGTTAGTAGTAGACAGTTCAGGTGATGTTACATTTGGCAATACTGCAATTTTTGCAAATAATAAAAGTATTAACTTTTTAAATACAAGTGGAGCTGAGAAAGCAATAATTACATTCGATAGCTCAAACATTACTAAAATTGGAGATGCAAGTAGTAGTGGGACACTACAATTAAATTCAGGTGATGCTACATTTGCTGGTGATGTAACTGTTAATGGTGCAATAAAACAATTTAGAGACGATTCAAGCACAGTTGGCACTAATGATGTCGTTATTGAAAACGATGGTGGTGGTGATGTTAGTTTAAAATTTAGTTTAACTGGTGCAACCAACTGGTTTGTTTATGTAGATAATAATGATTCAGATAAATTTAAAATCAGAAGAAGTACAACAGACCATTTAAGTATTGATGAATCTGGTAACGCAACATTTGGTGGTAATGCAACTGTTAATGGCGATACTCTCTCACTTGTTAAGTCTAATAATAATGCTTTTTTAAAAATTGAGTCTACTGATGGTGGTGAAGCAATTTTTGAAATGCGAGCAACTACAAACAGAACAAACCAAATTAGATTTTTTGAAGGAGCTACTCAAAGAGGTTCTATTGTTTACGCTCACGCATCTCAATCTCTAACATTTAATACTGGAGATAGTGCAACAGCTAAATTAGTTCTCGATGACAACTCACGAATCTCGCTTGGTAATAATGATAGTGGTGGAGGAACTACTAATACAATTTTTGGTAGATTAGCTGGTAATCAAATGGCTAGTGGAGCGGCTCATAATACGGCAATTGGCTCAAGTGCATTAGACGGGATGTTAACTGGGACTCATAATACTGCAATAGGTTCTGATGCTATGGGTAGTGCAGACGGTGGAGAAGCTGAAAATACTGCTGTTGGTTATCGAGCGATGTTTAATAACAATAATGGATTAGGCAATACTTGTATAGGTGCTGGAACAAATTTATCAGCAGTTAATGGTCAAGGTCAGATTGCAATAGGTAAGGATGTTTCTTGCATAGCTAATGAAACAGCCACATTGGGATTTGGTTCTAATGTAGCATCATTGGGATTAGATGGTAGTGATACATCTTGGGCAGCTTCATCAGACGAAAGATTAAAAGAAAACATTGCAGATTCAACTGCTGGGTTAGATGTTATTAATGATTTAAGACCAGTTACATATAATTGGAAAAAAGCAAAAGATATAGATAAGTCTATGCCTCAATACAAAGATTCCGATGAACCAGTATTAGGTAAAGAATATGGAGAATCATTACACGGATTTATTGCTCAAGAGGTAAAAGTAGTAATAGATAAACACGACAGTCTCAAAGAAGGCTTTAAGATGTGGAAACAATCAAATGATGGCACTCAAACAATAGCTGATGGGAATCTTATTCCAATATTAGTAAAAGCAGTACAAGAACTATCTGCAAGAGTAAAAGAATTAGAAAATAATTAACAAACAAGGAGTCAATAATGGCAAAAAAAGAAAAGAAGCCAGTCTTGAACTTAGATGATAAAGAGTATATCATAGAGGATATGACTGACGAGCAAAAGATGATGGTAAATCATATAAACGATATTCAAAACAAGCAGAATAGTAATCAGTTTATTGCTGACCAACTATCTGTAGGTAAAGAAGCGTTTATTAATATGCTTAGAGAATCATTAAACTCTGAGGAAGAATCAGAGTAATGTTGATTAGAAGGTGTGCTCAGGGTCACGATATTAAGGTATATAGGAATACTACTCCGGGTGCTACTCGTACAAAGAGTTACCCAGATGGTACAACGGAGACCCTGACATACCCTTCGTCCTATAAATACTTCTTAGTTATAGATGGTGAAATAGAAAGAAGAAGTAATAGTTGGGAAACAATAGAAGAATTATATGTTAGTAAGTGTGAAGATAAACATACTACTAGTAATGGTAGAGTGATTATAGGTAAGCACAAACTAGTAAACCATATAATAACAGAATTAGGAAGTTAAAATGTCTTTATATAAATACACAGAAAAAGAAGCGGCTAATCTATTGATAGGTCAAAATGGATTTGATGTTATAGGAGAGCACGACACTACTGTTGTAAATCCAGATACTGGTTCTTGGGTTGCTATACAAGCTTTAGGAAAAGACTCTAGTGGTACTACTGAGTTTTTAAAAATAAAAGTTACTTCTAACATTGGAGACAATATAGATTCATTTGTTAACTTAATTCCCGGTGAGATACTCTATGGTAACTTTAGTGGTATTGTAAATCATACAGACTCTACAGCGGTATGCATAGCTTACAGAGGGTAAGAAGAACTGAAAGGCTTAAGAGGCGGTTTATAAATCCTAATAAAAAAACAGGAGTATGGGTATGGATAAAGCAAAAAATAAAAAAGATTTTAAAATTAAAAAATTAGATAATGGAGATTTTGAAGTTGTTAGTACGAGTTATAATATTAGGGTGTATTACACTTATGTTGAGTAGTTGTTCTAATGGTTGGTCTGTAGGTAATTTAGATGTTCACTCAAAGGATTCGATGTATACTTTTGTGGAAGTATTAGACCAAGATTCAACATCTCATTTTTACTCAGACCATATAAGATTCAATAGAGATATGTGGTGCTTTGTTCACAACCAATGGGAAGTAGTAAGGAAGAAATGAGTGAAGAGGTTAAGACAGCTAGAAGCTATAGAGGTGCTATTGTCGATGACAACGCTGTTATTTCTATCAATATCAGATGGATATTTCAAGGCATTGCCCTTATTGGTGCTTTGGTCTATGGTTACTATAGGGTTGAGACTAGACTGGAAACATTGGAAGATAAGTTGGCTAATGCTGATAAGCAAATTGGGGATTTACTTAGTAAACATATCGTGGAAGAAAGGGCTGAGAGACAAGAGTTGGCAGAAAAGGTAGCCTTTTATGAAAAAGAATTTAATATTAATCCTTTAAGCTGGGGTAAGAGGAGAAAAAAGTAATGGATATGATGGCAATATATGGCGAAGCAGGAATGATAGGTATATGCGGAGCATTACTTGTTTATTTAGTTATGTCATTGTCAAAGAAATCAGAAGCACAACAAGAGTCTTTAAAAGAATTAGAGGTGGAAAACAAAGGTCAATCTGAAAGTATTAATAATATGGAAGGAATGATTATAAAACTTATTAGCAGATGGAATGAATCTGATGCAGTTAGGGACAGAAGGTATGAACAGATGATGGAAGCAGTAAGTGATTTAGAAAAACAACTATCAAGAATGGATGGTATTATGAGTCGTATGAACGGAAATGGAAGACACTAATGAATAATGAAGATTTAAGAACTCATTTAACAAGACACGACGAAAGGTTGAGAAACATATATTCTACATTAAATAGGATAGAAAAACATTTAGAAAGACTTAATGGTAAAGTAGATAAGCACGAAACCGATATTGCTAAAGTGCAAGTATGGGGTGGAGTTGCTTTAGTAAGCTTTCCGATAATCGTAAACATAATAATGAGGTTTGTATAATGTTAAAGAAAATGATAGCAGATGAATTACTAGGCGATGCAACTAAAGATGAATTAATTGATGAAATTAATAAAGCAGTTGATATTCCTATTATATCTGAAAAAACAGAAAAGGCTATACTAGAAGCTCTTTGGAAAATTATTAAAAAAGTTTTATTATCTAAGCTAGGTGTATAGTGCCTGCTAAAAAAGACCCAAGATTAAAAAGAGCAGGAGTGTCTGGATTTAATAAACCCAAGCGTACTCCTAATCACCCTAAGAAAAGCCACATTGTTGTAGCCAAAGAAGGGTCTAAAATAAAGACAATTAGATTTGGTCAAAAGGGTGCTAGTACAGCAGGTAAGCCAAAAGCTGGTGAATCTAGAAGAATGAAAATGAAAAGAAAATCGTTCAAAGCTAGACATAGAAAGAACATAGCAAAGGGAAAAATGTCTGCGGCTTATTGGGCGGATAAGGTTAAGTGGTAATATGAATAAAAAAGTTAGAGCTCCAAAAGGTTATCATTGGATGAAGTCTGGTTCTTCATACAAGTTAATGAAACATAGTGGTAAATTTAAGTCTCACAAAGGTGCTAGTCTTATGGCTGATTTTAAAGTTCAGATGAAGCACTCAAAGCCTAAGAAAAAATAGTGCCTTCAGCTACTAAAACAAAACCAGCATTATGGAAAAGAATTGTTGCCTCTGTTAAAGCAGGAACTAAAGGCGGAAGAAAAGGTCAATGGTCAGCAAGAAAGGCTCAGTTAGCTACAGCTAGGTATAAAAAAGCTGGTGGTGGTTACAAAGGAAAAAAGTCTTCAAAGAATAGTTTATCTAAGTGGACTAAGCAGAAATGGGACTACGTAAGTAAGGGTGATAAAAAGAAACCTAAGAAAAAACGTGGTCGTTATCTACCTGAGTCGGTTAGAAAAAGTCTCAGTCCTTCTCAAAAAGCAAGCACGAACAGAGCTAAGAAAAGAGCAACAGCTAAAGGTAAACAGAAAGCTAAATATAGTAAAGCAGTAGCTAGAAAAGTAAGGAGAGCATAGTGTATAAATTTGGTAGGAAAAGTAAAGAAAGATTAAAAGGGGTAGACGCTAAATTAGTTAATGTTCTTAATGAGCTTATTAAGATTATGGATGTTACTATAATAGAAGGCTTACGTACAGAAGAAAGACAGAAAGAGTTGCTTAAAAAAGGTGCTACTAAAGTTAAGTACTCTAAACATATGGAAGGTAAAGCTGTAGACTTAGCTCCTTATCCTATAGATTGGAAAAATAGAGATGGGTTTCATTATATGGGTGGTATGATTAGAGGAATAGCTAAACAGCTTAATGTTAAAGTTCGTTGGGGTGGAGACTGGGATTCTGATGGTGATGTAAAAGATAATGGCTTTGATGACTTAGTTCACGTGGAGATACTTGATTAATGCCTAAACAATTATATACTATAAATAAGTTTGATGCTGGTATAAATACAGTTAAAGATGCAAGAGATTTAACTGAGCCAGAGTCA